TGCCGCGACGTGGCATGCTTCCTTGGTGGGGCCAACCCGGCGCTGTCAGACGAACAGCCATACAGCCAAGCGCACTTTGACTATGCGTCGTCCATGTACGGAGACGCAGCGGCGCTGATGGAGAAGTATGACACGCTGTTCATTGACTCCATTACGGTCGCTGGACGCCTGTGCTTCCAGTGGTGCCTCCAGCAGCCTGAGAGCCGCTCTGATCGGTCAGGGAAGCTGGACACCCGTGCGGCCTATGGTCTGCATGGTCGTGAGATGATGGCGTGGCTTACGCACATCCAGCACATCCGCTCCAAGAACGTGGTCTTCGTTGGCATCTTGGATGAAACGACAGACGACTATGGTCGCAAAAGTTTCAGCCTTCAGATCGAAGGCTCCAAGACTGGTCGCGAACTCCCGGGCATCGTGGATGAAATGATTACGATGACCATCCTGAGCGGCGAGCACGGGCCCTACCGCGCCTTTGTGTGCCAGCCCCTGAACGAATGGGGCTACCCAGCAAAGGATCGTTCTGGCACGCTGGACGTCCTTGAGGAGCCGCACCTTGGTAAGCTCATGGCCAAGATGAGCGCCAACCGCAGCCCTGAGAAAGAACTGGTCTTTGTAGACCCACAAACACAGAATGGAGAAGTGTGATGCTGAACCTGAACAATGCAGCAGTGAATGATGGCCCGCAGCAAATGGAGCGGACCCTGATCCCCGCAGGAACAGTGGCTCGCGCTGTCATCGTCCTGAAGATGGGCGACTTCGAAATCCCAGAGTTTGGACGCGGCGCATGGTTCAAAAAATCCAGCACGTCCAATGCCAAGTGGATGGAGCTTGAGTTCACCATCGTTGGCGGCGAATACGACCGTCGCAAGTTTTGGGACCGCATCTTCGTGGATGGCGACAAGATGGGCCAGAGCGGTATGCCGCACGCCAAGGAGATTGGCTTGAGCACGCTGCGCGCCATCATCGAAAGCGCACGCAACCTCGACCCCTCTGACATGTCTCCGCATGCTCAGCAGGCGCGGAATATCTCCGGTGTTGACGACTTGAACACTATGGAAATCTGCGCCAAGATCGGCGTCAAGAAGGGGACGAACGGCTACTCAGACTCCAACCGTCTGATGGCTGCGCTGACCCCCAAGTCCAAGGAGTTCATTGGTTCTGGCCAAGCTCCTGTGATGCAGACGCCGGGTGCCCAGATGGCTGCACCTCAGACTGCACCGCAAGCAGCACCCGGTGTGGTGCCGCAGTGGGCGCAAAGATAATCTAGCGGCAAGGCTTGCTCCAAGGCCTGCTAGACCACGGAAGGGGGGCCGTGGGCCGTAAAACCCCCCACGAAATTCTAGCATATAGGTACGCCATGATTCTCCGTCCTTACCAAGAGGCGGCTGTGAACGACGCTGTAAAGGCGTTGGAGAAAAGCCGCAGAACATTGGTCGTGGCCCCGACAGGGGCAGGCAAGACCGTCATGCTGTCCGCTCTTGTGGGGGCACGATACAAGAAGGGCAAGCGCATCCTTTTGATGCAGCACCGCGATGAACTGGTTTCTCAGAATGCGGCCAAGTTCAGTAAGGTGAACCCCTACATCACCACAAGCATCGTCAACGGCACCGTCAAGAACTGGGAGGGAGAGGCCATCTTCTCCATGGTGCAGACCATTTCGCGGGAACGAAATCTGCGGGACCGCCCGAAATTCGACATGCTGGTCATTGATGAGGCGCATCACGCAGCCGCCCAGACCTACAAGAAAGTGATCGACGCGGTAATCGAAGATAACGAAGACATCGAAATCGTAGGCTTCACCGCAACGCCCAACCGTGGTGACGGAAAAGGCCTTCGTCAAATCTTTGACAACTGCGCGCACCAGATCGAAATCGGAACACTTATTCGGGAAGGCTACCTCGTAACGCCAAAGACCTACGTCGTGGATGTGGGGACCGCAGAGGCGCTGTCCAATGTCCGCATTACGTCTGGCGGTGAATACGACATGGATGCCGTGTCCGAAATCATGAACGTCTCCGTCGTCAACGAGCGCGTTTTTGAAGAGTGGCGCAATATCGCTGGCAGGCGCAAAACTGTGGTCTTCTGTTCAACAGTCGAACACGCGCAGAACGTATGTGATGTCTTCGTGCAGAACGGCATCGTGGCAGAGTGCGTCTTCGGCCATACGCCGAAAGAGGAGAGGGCCCAAATCCTGCGCGACTTGGAACATGGGGATGTTCAGGTCGTCGTGAACGTCATGGTGCTGACAGAGGGCTTTGACGCGCCTCCTGTGTCCTGTGTGGTCCTCACACGGCCATGTTCGCAGAAGGGAACCATGATCCAGATGATCGGTCGCGGACTGCGTACCGTTGATCCAGAGATTCACCCGGGCGTCCTGAAGAATGACTGCATCGTTCTGGACTTCGGAACCAGCGCACTGACGCATGGGTCTCTTGAGGACACCGTCAATCTCGACGGTCGCGACAAGAGCGAAACAGCGGGTGACGCACCAACAAAGACCTGTCCCGAATGCGGCGCTGATGTTCCTACAGCTGTCCGAGAGTGCCCCATGTGCGGGCACTACTTTGAGCCCGAAACTGGCGACGGCATCACAGACTTCGTGATGACCGAGATGGACTTGATCGACAATTCGCCGTTCCGCTGGATCGACCCGTTTGGAGAGAGCAGGGTCCTCATGGCCTCTGGCTTTGCAGGATTTGGCTTCATCGCTCAGGTGGATGACGAGAACTGGTGCGCCATCGTCAGGGACAACGAACGCAAGAAGGTCAGGCTAATCTCTGTGGGCAACAAGACCTCGGCCATCGCCGCAGCTGACGACTTCCTGCGTGAGATTGAAACCAGCGACAGCGCCAAGAAGATCAAGGGCGGCTGGATGAACAAGGCCATGTCCGACAAGCAAAGGCAGAAGCTGGCAGAGCAGGGTTTCCACATCGGTGCCTTCGATTTTTCTTGGACCAAGTATCGTGCCACGTGCACACTAGGGTACTGCTGGAACAAGGCCAGCATTGACCAGTGTTATCAGGCTGCAAGGGGGATCGTTGCAAATGCCACTGATGTTGCTGACCGTGGAGCAGGGTGAAAAGGGACCTGTCGTCTACATGTGGTCGGATGGGAAAGAAGTCGGCCAAGCAGAGCTCGACTTCAGGGCAACCGCCAACCTGATCAAGAACCTGTGTGATAAGATGGTGGCTCCATATGCCAAGGTTTGACATGTGGATGGTGGTTGCGGAACTCGACGGCGTGGAGATTGAGATGCACGAATTTGACATCATCTGCTACGTTGAAGACCCGAACAATTTTGAGGAAATCAACGCCACAGCACATGAGGTCGCGTTCTCCAAGATTGAAGAGGTCGGAGAGAATGCCGCGTTCGGCACAGCTGTCGTGTCTGTCGATGGGGGCGAGTTGCTGCAGCTGATAATGACCAACAAGACCATGGACCCCAAAGACGTGAACATGGTCATGGATATATTGGCATCAGACACGGAGGGTGCAGTTCATTGACACAGAAGAAATACGACACGGCAAAGCCCGCACTGGAAGAACTCGCGTTTGTCATGGGAAAGATTGGCTGGGAGATGCGGTTCTGTGACCTGACAGAAGACGAGGTGCACGTTCTGGTGTTCGCCATACAGGAAGCAAAAAATCTAAGCGAGGAGGTAGACTTTGGAAAACTCGAAGAAAAGTACTATCAGTCAACAGGCACTTGGCCACCTACTTCAATCCCGTTCTAGGAAGTCCACGGGCGTTGAGGAGCAGATCAAGCAAGCCGTTGATGATGCCATCGTCGCCCGGGAAAACAAGCGGGAGCGCCGCAGCTACATCGGCGCATCCAGCATTGGAGATGACTGTGCCCGCAAGGTGCAGTACCGCTACCTGAACTACCCAATCGACCAAGGCAAAGAGTTCTCTGCACAGACGCTGCGGATCTTTGAGTTCGGCCACAAGCTGGAAGATGATGCAGCTGCGTGGATACGCAACGCTGGGTTTGACCTGCGCACAGAGGACAAGAACGGAGAGCAGTTCGGCTTTTCCATTGCTGATGGCCAGATCAAAGGGCACATAGATGGCGTCATATGCGGCGGTCCTGTCGCTATGGGCTACCCATGCCTGTGGGAAAACAAGTCGGCAAACGACAAGAAGTTCCAGTCTTTTGTTCGGCATGGCGTGGCCAAAGCCAACCCGACATATGCGACCCAGATCGCACTGTATCAGGCCTATATGAACCTGACCGAACACCCGGCATTGTTTACCGTCGTGAATAAAAACACGTCGGAAATATACTATGAACTCGTGGAGTTCGACGCACCAAGAGCCCAAGCGGCAAGCGACAAGGCGGTAAATATCTTGACCGCTGCAAAGGCGGGTGACATCCTGCCCCGTGTTGCCCAGTCGCGGGACTTTTTCCAGTGCAAGATGTGCGAATACCATAGCACATGCTGGGCCGAATAAAAAAATGGGACACGAGCGGGGGGCTCGCATCCCATATGTAGACGATACAGAAATGGTAGGCACAAGATAATGAAGATTCTGCAGATGGGCAATACGTCCAAAGACATTGCGGAACGAATCTCGCGGGAAGTCCCTCGCTCTGTGCAGCTACAAACCCTTCTGGAATGCTACCCGGAAGGTGTCAGGCGTGGGAAAGAATTCTTCATCGGCTCCTTGCGGGGAGAGCGCGGTCAGTCGTTACGCATCAATATCGACATCAGTAGTCCGTGGTTCATGAACGGAAAGGACTTTGAGTCCGGAGATGGCATTGGGGGGATCTGCAAGATCCTCAAGGAATCCCGTGGGTGGACACCCCGGCAATGCGCTGAACACTTCCAGACATACATGTCGCAGCCGTACACACCGCCACCGGAAAACCCGGTAAAGCCAAACATGGCAGCGCAAAACAATCTCCAAGTCGTGAACAACGACACAAAGCCAAAACAGCAGATCACGTACAGCACACCGTTCGAAGACGAGTACACATACGTTGATGCTGACGGCGTGGAAATCGTGTCCGTCCGGAAATACTTCGAACGCGACGAAACCGGAGAAATTGTTCGGGATAGCGAAGGCAAGCCCAAGAAGCAGTTCCGACAGTTCATGAGCGGCAGGCAAGGCGTGCCTGAACCTCGACCGTTGTACAACATTCCGGACATCTTGGCCTCAGAAAAAGTCATCTGGGTGGAAGGCGAAAAGTGCGCAGATGCGCTGACAGCCATGGGATATGCCGCCACATGCACCATCGGCGGTGCTGGCATGCTGACAGAAAACTCGGCACACAAGTTCGACTTCTCCCCGCTGAATGGCAAGAACGTCATCCTGTGGGCTGACAACGATGAGGCAGGCAAGAAGCTGGCAAAGCTGGTGGAAATCCAAGCCAAGAATGCCGGAGCGACATCAACGCTCATGCTCCAAGTTCCATCAAACAAGCCAGAAAAGTGGGACGCAGCAGACGCGATTGAAGAAGGATTTGACATTAACTCCTTCCTGCAACGCAATGAAAACAAAGTACAAAAGCAGATCAACCTTCTGGATGACAGCCTGCTTTTGAACAACATGTTCGTCGGCAGTGCGCCGCAACAAAAGTTCCTGATCGCGGACACAATTCCGCTCGGCGTGCCAACAGTCTTTGCCGCCGCAGGGGATAGCGGCAAGGGCATGATGACACTCGACCTCGCCATGAAGGTCGCATCTGGGCAACGCATGCAGAACGCATTCGGTGGGCTCGTGTCCGAGTTTGGCGACGTCATCCTGCTGACGGCAGAAGATGACAAGGACGAGATGCACAGACGCATCGCGCGCCTCGACCCCCTCGGCCATCGCCGTGACTATGAACACAATCTCCGCGTTCTGCCATTGCCCAACCTCGGTGGCGTCTTTCCCATCATGGCAAAGGTGGACAATTCCTATGAAATCGGTCCAGACTTTGCGCGCATCTAT